GCGTGTTCTGGTGAGCCGTACTCAGACGCACTCTTCAACGCAACCTGTAGTAGCTCGTGATTGATGAGTGAAGCCTCTGCCTTAGAAGATCTAGGGTGAGCCTTAGGGAGTAGATCATTGTCCTGCTTGTAATTTGGATTTGCAGGAGATCCGGAGCGTAGAAGCTTGAGGAACGCGTTAACACGCGCCATTGCCCAACCGTCACGAGTCATACCTGGTCGATGGCTAGATGAGAACGCTCCAGCGCCACGGCGGTACACTGCCTTCAGCATTGGAAGTGTTGCCTTACGTCCAGGCTTAGCTTTTTCGTTATGCTCTGCAACCTTATTGCGAAGTCCTTTTTCTACTCTGTCGGAGAAAACAATTTTCTTAGAGCCAGCGGCGGATCCTGGCTTATTTTTCTTTGAGCCATAGATACGGTCCTTCTTAGGAGCGCGGCGTGATGATGCAAACTCTGAGTCAGAGTTGTCCGCTGCATCTACAGGGACACAGTTTGGAACCATGTTTCCTTTCTTGCCTTTCTTCATTCCTACTTGCTTGTAACCGTCCCAGCAAGGACTCTTACCAGCTGCGATTAGCGCGTCGTATTCATGAGCGCTAAGCTCGTCAAATGGCTCATCAAAACTACCAGCGCTTGCTGTAATCTGCTCGTCTTCAACCTTAACGACGCCGTCAGGTATCACCGCAAAGCGACACTTGCCATCATCCTCAATTGGTTGTGCAATAATCTTGCAAACACCAGGACCTTCGTACAAAACACAGTTGATACACTTAACACCGATGTCCTTGACATCGTTCTCGGCCGGAGGAGTGTACCCTGCCCAGATTCCTGTGCGGTCCTCGTTAAACTTTCCGTACTTCTCAGCAATCTCTAGAAGAGCTTGGGCAAGATCCTGCTCTTCAGCAACGATAATACCTGCTGCCATCACCGCATCTAACTGCTCTTCTTGGAATGAGAAGTACTGGTCTTCAAGTGTGTATGACTCTTCGTTCATAACAACGTGGCAGGCATGGCACGCACAGTCCTCATCGCACAGACAGACTCCGCCGTCGCTTGAAGGACACATGCACTCGCCGTATTCACAGAGAGGGCAATCATCTACGTCTTTCATAAGCTGCTCAACCACAGGCACAACTACATCAGGCATGTCTGCACTTATAGGTTGGGCAGCATCAGATTTTCCCAGGCTGTCCGCCTGTGTTGGAGAAAGATATGATGTTAACTTCCAGCGTAGCTTCTTGTGCTCGTCATCACGGCCAGCAAGATAGTCTGCAATACCTTGCTCGTCAAGATCTGATGCAACCTTAAACGCCGTGTTGATTGATTCAATAATAATGTTGTTTGCTTCTAGCAAGTCCTGGCACATTAGCAGTGCGTCAGATCCTACGTCAGCAGCAGAAATTGTAGACAGGTTGAGGAACTCGTCTAGGCGATAAGGAGCAAGCGCTCCCATCTTGCGCATGTTCTCTGCAACAGGATCAAACTGCGCAAGTACGTCTTCGTAGATCTCTTCAAAGAAGTCGTGGAACTGTGAGAAGTCACGGCCTGTAACGTTCCAGTGATGTCCGTGCGCCTTGGTGTACAGAACAACGTTGTCTCCTAGAAGACGGGCAAGCGCTTCTATAAGCTCTGGCTTTTCTGCACGCATGTTGTGATTCATTCTTACGCTCCTTCTACTGCCTTGTCAATAAGTCCAGAAATGTCTTCTTCTGCTGGTGCAGGTGCAGGTGCTGGGGCTGCAGCGGGTGCGCCTTGCTGCTCTAGAATCTGTTGTACCTCAGGAGGAACTGGCGCAACAGACTCTGACTGCTGAGCATCACGAACGCTCTTCATTACGTCCGGAGCAATCGCCGCAATCATCGCCTGAGTAAGCTCGGGAGAGATAGCGCCCTTTTCAATCATCATACGAATTGCAATTTCTTTAGCGTCTGGAGCGTCCTGATTTGAGAAGCCGTGAGCATGACGCCATGTCTCATAAGAGATCGCCATCTTGTCAAAGCCTGAGTCAGCGTCAGCCGCGCGGTCGTTACGAGTAGCAACCTGTGAAGGGTCGTACCAAACAACGATCTTCTTTACATCTTCTTCAGTGAAGCCAGAAGAGATGAGCGCTGGTCGTAGGTAAACAACCGTAAGAGCATCAGCAATCAAAAGCATCAACGGTTCAATGTGCGCCTTGTATAAGGACTCATCAATTTGAAGCGCATTAGAGTACTTAACGTTTGCTAGCCCTGTAACAATATCCTTAGGAACGTCAAGTCCCTGGAGAATACGTTCAAGAACGCGATCTGCTCGTTGTGCAAGCGCTGGGTCGAATGAACGCTCAAACTTAAACTGCTTAATCTTGTCGCCAAGCTCTGCAGGTCCGCGAATAATAAGTGGAACAACCGCACTCGCTGAATCTTCATCGCGAATCGGAGTTGTCATCGCGTCGATGAGCTGATCCTCAAACTCGTCCTCTGCCTCCTCAACAGTGAGACCTGGATTCATATCGTTCTCATCGTCGTAAGGATAGTCTGGGTCAGGAGATCCAGCAACGCTGAGTCCGTCTGGTAAGTAAAGCGCTCCTGCGTTAAGACGTGAACGAGTAGTAGCGCGGAACGTACGATTAAGCAAAAGTAACTCTGCGCAAAGATCTAGGAGACCACGTAACGATGAGTCTGCTTCTTCAGAGTAGCGTGGGTGAGCTCTCCAGATACGTCCAACGAACGCTGTCTTTGGAAGCGGAACAACGTTCATTCCAGTGCGTCCGCCACTTGCTAGGTCGCGGCGTGGAACAATAACGTAGTTGTTACGTGCGTCAACCTGTAGCTCGTCTGTAGATCTAATGTCCCAGGACTCTGCAACGCCTGATCCTGCACGAGCTGGGAACTGAACAAGGTAGCACTCGCCAGATACAACAAGGTTAAGAGCTGCGTCCTTTAGAAGACCAGCCTGTCCGCCGTACGCGGAGTCTAGACGCGCAAGTGCACGCTCTGCGGCTGCTGCTAAACGCTCGTCAACTACTCTACTTTTAGTAACACTTACTGGAGACTCAGAAGGGTTGTCAACTGCCGCCGCGTACAAACGAATACGTGAAACAACGGATCCAACTAAGTTAAATGCGTACTTGATTTCTCCGATGGCGTCGTAGTACTCCCACGCTTCGCCTTGCCAGTCGGTAGACCCTCCTGCGCGGCGCTGCTTGAAGTATTCAACCTCGCCCTTATCGTTAAGTTTGATTTGAGTTGCGGCCGCTGTTAATGCTCGCGGAGTTGAGTACGCAACAGGTTGTGCTTGGTTAGACATAGATTCAATGTTAAATGACGTAGGAGCCTGGGGCGCGGTTGTTCGCTGCGCAGCTCTACGCTGTGCGCGGTTACCGCTTGGGCGTGAGTTGTTGTCACGCTTAAATACAGCCACGCTATACTCCTCGTCTTTGGTTAACGGAACTCTTAGACATAGTTAATTGTCTAATCGTGCGGTTATAAGGCTTGATACTGCAGACAGGGCGAATATACACCCAACGAGCAATGTCAGAGTTGGAAAAGCGACGTAAAAAAGAATGACCGGGAGCGCGACCCACATGGACACGCACCACTCACATGTAAAGAGGAATCCTAGGTACGAGGACTCCGGTGGAAACTTCTCCCAGAACACTTTGCGAACTGGAGCAAGAATCTCGTCTAGCATGATGAGTCTGGTGACTCTAAACACCGCAAGCGAGAGGATGATGAAGTTCAAGGCAGACATTGCCTGAACATGCGCGAATGGATCAAACGCGATTATCTGTGTACTTGTCATGTTGTTGGGTCCTTTATCGAGTCCATCGTTTGGTACGGGCTCCAGGAGCGAAGGCGTGATCCGCAGTTGCACCCTTTGACGTACTTAAACGCGATGATCTTTCCAGAGCGTGTAATCGCCTGGGAGTCATCTGATTTATTTCCAGACCAGTTTAGGCCGGAATCCTTGAGTCGCTCTGAGAATATAAGTCGTGGTCCTGTGTGGTGATCCGCTGCAACGAGGATGACGCTTGACTCGTCGTCCTCGAGAATAACAAGGCGCACCTTCTCGAGATAACGAGCGCCAGTATGAACTAAATGAGCAGAAGAAGAAACGAGGACACTTTTAAAGTCATCGGTGATGTCAGGAGGGACAACCGTGATGTTGGCGGGAAACAGGTCGTGACGTACTCTCATAGGAGCGCCTTATCTACGCGACGTTTCATCGCGCGGTAGGTAACCCCTGACGCACGGGCAAGCTCTGACACTGTAACACCCTTTAGATAGAGGTTTCCTGCGATGACAGTTAGTTCATTATTCGCGGTGAAAGAAGCAGACGAGGCGGTTGTTCGTGAGCGGTAACGCCGAGCAAGAGGCGACAGCCGCGCGATGCGCAACTGCTCATCATGTGGAATACCTGGGCTCTTTGGGCGCTGTCTTACATAGCGGGGCTTCTTCACAGGAGGAACGGGGGTCGCGGTGATAAACTCGTGGTGAGTGATCTCCTTGACCACCCAGGAGCGAATTGTTGATCGGCGCTTGGCGGGTGTAAACGCATCGGCAATGGACTGTAGGGTCCAGCCAGCCTCGTGGAGGAGTTGCACGCGGGACCACAATTTATCCTTCGTAAGCGTGGCAAGAAACTCTTGCTCGCTCCTTGGAAGATCGGGTGTATGCGCCATGGTGAAACTATATCATCTTCGAGGATGCTTATGTACAAATTGCGGTGATAAGATGATGTACAATTCGAAGAATCGGTACCTTATGGTTAAGTACCTTGGACGAGAGAATGGGTAGTTGGTTGTTGTGGACAATTCGTCAAGTGTCTCGAGCGTTTTTTGCTTACGGAATTTATTTTTCTACTTTGTGCAGAAATAAAAGAAGACCACCTGCTATGAGGTGGCCTTCCATTATTTTTTATTTATACAATTACATTTACGTTTTGATCTCCAGCAAAGATGCTAATGAATGTTACTTCATCTACAGTCTTGTCAGTGACGTCCATTCCTCTATCCTTTTGGAACTGGTTGACTGACATCATGGTGAGTTCACCTAGCCAGCCATCGCGATCTCCAACGACATCCTTGTAGCCAAGCTCTTCAAGACGACGTTGTATGTGATGGATAGTCAGTGACTTGCGTTCGAACTTATTTTCGTATACACATTTGCTTAGGTATACGTTGTCCGAGCTGCCGGTAACTGCTGCGTTAGCTGCAGCAGGTTGTGGCTGTGGTTCCTCAACAGGAGTTGGTTCTGGCATTGGCTCAGGCTCGACTGGTGCTGGTGCAGGTTCTTCTACAATAGCAAGAGGTTCCTCAACCT